GGAAGTGCAAGGAAGCCTTGCAGATGCCCTTGAATGGTCAGGAATCAGTGTTGAAAGCTTCAATGAACAGCTTGCCGGACTTGCTACAGAGGAAGAAAGGCAAGATTTGATAGTTAAGACCTTGAATGACACATACAGCAAGGCATCTGTGCAATATCAGGAAACCAACAAGGATATTATAGAATCCCGGAAGGCCCAGGAAAGATTGACAGATGCAATGGCAGAGGTTGGCAGGGTGGGCGAGCCGATAATGACAGCATTCAGAAATATTGCTGCATCCTTGGCTGAACACCTGGCACCGGCACTTGAAACCGGCATTGAAAAATTCCGGGATGCTTCAACATGGATCAAGGACAATGAACAGAAGGTGCAAGCATGGATTGGTGTGATTATAGGAGCCACAACAGCCATTGGAACATTTATTTTGATAATTTCCTGGGGAAAGATAATGACCGCAGCAGCAAATGCCATAAAGGTTGTAAGAACAGCAATGCTTGCATTCAATGCGGTATTGCTTGCAAATCCTATTGGCTTGGTGGTGGCTTTAATTGCAGGCCTTGTGGCTGCCTTTTTGTATTTGTGGAAGAATTGCGAATCCTTCCGCAAATTTTGGCAGAAAACATGGAAGCTGATACAAGATGCTGCACAAAAAGCATGGTCCGCAATTAAAAAAGCATTTGCAAATATCGGTTCATGGTTTTCTGATAAATTCAAGCAGGTGCAGAAAGCCGGAAAAGATGCCTGGAATGGAATAAAAAATGCATGGAATAGTGCAGGTAAGTGGTTCAGCAGTATGGCATCCAAGATAAAAAATGCCTTTACAAGCATACCATCTTGGTTCAGAAGCAAATTTCAATCAGCTTGGTCCGCAATCAAGTCGGTTTTCTCAAATTGGGGTTCCTTCTTTTCCGGTTTATGGGGAAAGGTGAAATCAAAATTCGGATCAATCGGCACATCTATTGGCACTGCAATGGGAAATGCGGTGAAAAAGGGCATGAATGGAGCCTTGTCAAAGGTAGAAGGAGCCATTAACAAGGGAATAGGGCTGATTAACAGTGCCATCCGGCTTGCAAACAAGCTTCCCGGCATCAATGTGGGTACAGTAGGCAAAATAAGCCTTCCCAGGCTTGCAAGGGGTGGTGTTCTTGAAAAAGGACAGGTGGGCTTGTTAGAAGGTACCGGTGCTGAAGCGGTGGTTCCTTTGGAGCATAACCGGGCATGGCTTTCCAGGGTGGCTGAAGATTTGAATGATTTACAAATGAGAAATCCGCAACCAATCAGCAATGAAGCGGTTGTGGCGAGATTAACACGAATAATTGAATTATTAGAACAGATGCTTGGAATGAAAATATATCTTGATTCCGGTGCCTTGGTGGGTGAATTAACACCTGCCATTGATGCAAGAATGGGCAGGATGTACAGAAGAACAAGCAGAGGAATTTAAGGGGCTGATATTTTATCAGCCTTTTTTAGTACACGAAAGAAGGGGGTGAAGCCCTTATGGAACTATTTAGGCTATTGGGAACAATAGCAGTTGAAAATGCCGGTGCAATAGATGCATTGAGAGATACTACCGAACAGGCAGAAGATACAGGCCATAGAATGTCACAGGCTACAGAGAAAGCCGAAAGCAAAATGTCAAAAGCATTCAGCAAAATTGGATCGGCTGCTTTGAAAGTCGGCAAAGTAATGGCCACAGGCATTGCGGTTGGTTCGGTTGCGATAACTACCCTGGGAAAGACAGCCCTTGACAGCTATGCAGATTTTGAGCAGTTGGTTGGTGGTGTGGAAACCTTATTTAAGGAATCCGCAGCAATGGTACAGGAATATGCGGATAATGCGTATAAATCCGCAGGAATGTCAGCCAATGAGTATATGGAAACTGTAACAAGCTTTTCTGCATCACTGCTTCAGAGTTTGGAAGGTGACACAGCGGAAGCAGCCAAGAAAGCAAATCAGGCCATTGTTGATATGTCCGATAATGCAAACAAAATGGGTTCTTCCATGGAATCCATACAGAATGCATACCAGGGATTTGCAAAGGCAAACTACACCATGCTTGACAACCTGAAGCTTGGATATGGCGGTACAAAGGAAGAAATGCAAAGGCTTCTGAAGGATGCCCAGGCTATTTCCGGCATTGAGTATGACATATCAAGCTATGCAGATATAGTTGATGCAATCCATGTTATTCAGGAAGAAATGGGCATTGCAGGCACCACAGCCAAGGAAGCAAGCAGTACCATTTCCGGTTCATTTGCTTCCATGAAATCTGCCTGGCAGAATCTGTTGGCAGGGTTAGGAAATGAGGATGCGGACCTGTCCGGGCTGATTAACAATTTTGTAAATTCCGCAGGCACAGTGGCAGACAATGTATTGCCCAGGGTTGAAATTATCCTTGGTGGAATAGCAGATGCCATTGGCCGGATTATACCGATTATTGGCGAAAGGCTTCCGGTGTTGTTTGAATCCATCCTGCCACCACTCATTGAAGGGGCAGTTGCATTGGTGAATGGCTTGGTTGCAGCACTGCCGGTATTGTTGGAAATTCTGTTGCCACAGGTGCCATTCATCATTGAGCAGATAGGCTTGGCTTTGATTGCGGTATTTCCGCAGCTTTTAGAAGTCTGTCAAAATCTTTTCGGTCAATTGTGGGATTATTTTTCGCTGAATCTGTTGAATACCGGTGTAAGCTTCCAGGACACATTGGCATTCATTGGTGAAGCTTTTAAGGTTGCCTGGGAAGTAATTAGCACATTATGGGAAACTATCGGCAGACCGGTTTTCAACACTGTGGTTGAGATTGTAACCTGGCTTGCCGGAATATTTGAAGAGAATATGCCGGAAATACAGGCATTTTTCCAATCTGCAATATCCGGGATAGTGGACACTTGGAACAATCATTTGAAGCCTGCATTTGAAGCTATCGGTGCATTTTTGGAAAATGTACTGTTGCCGATATTCGTGGCAGTTTTCCAAACAGTGATTGGGCCGCTAATCAGTAATACATTTACCTTCATTAAGAATCTGTGGGAAAACACCTTGAAGCCTGTTTTTGATGGCATATGCGACTTTTTAACAGGTGTATTCACCGGTGATTGGCAAAAAGCATTTGATGGGCTTTTATCCATTGCTACAGGAATTTTTGAGGGCATCAAAAATATGATTGAAACAAATATGAATACAGGCAGGGATATAGTGAAGAATGCTATTGACAAAATCAAGGGCTTCTTCAATTTTGAATGGTCCTTGCCACACTTGAAAATGCCACATCCTACAATCAGCGGTTCCTTCAGCCTGAATCCACCTTCAGTGCCTTCATTCGGCATTGATTGGTATGCAAAGGCTATGGATGATCCAATCATTATGAATTCACCTACAGCATTCGGCATCAATAAGCTTGGTCAGGTAATGGCAGGCGGTGAAGCCGGAAGTGAAGTGGTAAGTGGTACTGATACACTGATGAATATGATTGCTGAAGCGGTTTCTGCTAAGAATGCAAGGCTTGAAGCTATCCTTGCCAATATTCTTGCATTCCTTATGGAAATGATGCCACAGTTGGCAAAAATGCAGATGGTAACAGATACAGGTGTATTGATTGGCGAATTGGCACCGGGGATGGATGAAGCCCTGGGTGAATTAGTACGAAGGGAAGAAAGGGGGGTTTGATAAATGAATGGTGTTTTAATAGGTGAAAAGCACAGCTACAGAGATTTTGGCTTGATTCTATCATCAAAGGTTATCGGTCCACCTATGCCACAGACAAAATTTGTGGCGGTTCCCTTGCGTGATGGTTCCCTTGATTTGACGGAATCATTGACCGGTGATGTGCGATTCAAGGATAGACCAATAACAATGGTATTCACAGTGATTGATCCGGTAAATATGTGGAGTGCAAAGGTATCAGATGTGCAGAATTATCTTCATGGTAAGAAATTCAGAATCACTTTTGATGATGATTGTGCTTTCTATTATGTCGGCAGGGTTGCGGTGAATGAATGGAGAAGCCAAAAAGGATTTGGAACACTTGTGATTGAAGGAACCTGTGAACCTTACAAATATGATGTACAATCCACTTCTGAAGATTGGCTGTGGGATTCATTTGATTTTGAAAATGGATATATTCACGAAGCTTCAGGTGTTGTTGTGGATGGGCAGGCTGATATTGTGATTGTGGCCAAGCGAAAGCAAACCTATTTGACCATTACAGCATCCGCAGAAATGACTATGGAATATGCAGGTATGACCTACATCATCAATGAAGGCACACAGAAGCTTTATGATGTAATATTGCCGGAAGGTGAGAATGTACTTACTTTCCGGGGAAATGGAACTGTTACAGTAGATTATATAGGGGGAAGCCTATAATGTACAAAGTATTATGTGATGATACTTTGATGTGCGATTCAAGAATAGAAGAACTTGCCTTGATAAATCCGGTTGCAAAATTGGAAGAGAACAAGGCAGGTTCTTTTTCTTTTATTCTTCCACCGGGGCATCCGTATTATGACAACATCAAGAAAAGGAAATCAATCATTTCTGTATATATTGATGATGAAACGGAGCCTGCATTCAGTGGGATGTGCATTGAAGTTAAGAAAGATTTTTACAATCAGAAAACTATATATTGTGAAGGTGAATTGTCTTTCCTGAATGATTCTATCCAAAGGCCTGCAAGGTATCAGGGTTACACAGTAAGGGGCTTGTTAGAAGCCTATATTGCAAGCCATAATGCCCAGGTGGAAGAATCAAAGCGGTTCACTGTGGGGCAGGTTACTGTCCGGGATTCCAATGATTATATTTACTGCTATACCAATATGGAAACCACAATGAGAGCCATCAAGGAAGATTTGGTGGATGATTTGGGTGGTATAATCCGCATCAGGCATCAGGATGGCATCCGGTATATTGATTATTTAGCAGAAAGTCCGAACACCAACAGCCAGGCAATCCGGCTTGGTGAAAATCTGATTGATTTTACATCAAACATTGATTCTTCAAGTATAGCAACAGCTATTATCCCATTGGGTGAAAGACTTGTAGAAAGCACTGTTGAAGGACTTGAAACACGTTTAACAATCGAATCTGTCAATGATGGGCTTGATTATGTGCATAATGCGGATGCGGTTGCTTCTTATGGGTGGGTGTATAAAACAGTGACATTTGATGATGTGACAACACCGGAAGCCCTGAAGCGAAAAGGGGAGCAGCACTTGACGGAAACACAGTTTGAAAATGTTGTGATTGAAGCAAAGGTTGTGGATTTGCATTTTGCGGATAAGAGCATTGAAAGATTCAAGATTTCTGATCAGTGCCGGGTGGAATCCACACCACATGGAATGAATAAGCATTTCAGAATGACAAAGCAAACCTTGAATCTGAACAATCCTGAAAAGGACATATTCACACTTGGGAAAAAGGGAAAGCAATCACTTTCTGCAAAATCCAATCAGGTAAACGAGGAAATCAAAAAGGCGGTTGAAAGCATTGTGCCATCAACTTATATATTGGATAAGGCTGTTGCCAATACTGCTGCATTGATAGAATCGGCAATGGGTGGATATGTGGTGAAAACCAATGAAGAATTGCTGATTATGGACACAGACGATATAGAAACAGCAACAAAGGTATGGCGGTGGAACATCAATGGCCTTGGCTATTCTTCCACAGGTTATGAAGGACCTTATGCCAATGCTATTACAATGGATGGAAGAATAATGGCTGATTCTGTTGTGTCACGAAATGATGAAGGCACTTTCTATAGAGTAGAGGAAGGCTATTCAATATTTGGCCATAATGATGAAGCTTATGGTGCCATAGGTTACGGAACACACAAAGAAACCATCAAGGCAAGTGCCTTAAAAACATATAAGGATTTGCTGATATTAGGAACAGATAAGGTTGGGTATTATTTCATCAATCCAAATAATGCAGAATTGACAGAAGATAATTATACCGAAAATCACATTTTTAAAGGTTCTGCACGTTTTACAGGCGGTGTTGTGGCAGAATCCATTGCCTGCAACAAAATGGGCATAGGCGGTGGAGCCATCCAGGATGTTGAATGGGTTTATAATGAGCAGATGCAAAGATGGTGCTTATGCACAATCACATAAAGAAAGGGGCGAAAGATAAATGAGCAGAATAAACGAGCATTTAGAAAATATCCTATCAGCACGATATGGAAAAGATGTAAGGCAGGCAATCCATGATGGAATCAATGCGATCAATGAAGAAGTGGTTGAATGCAGTGAAAATGTTGCAGAATACACCGGGCAGATTAGTCAGCTTCATAGTGAGATTGCGAACGTTGAGGAAATTATAAAAAGCGGTGCTATTAAAAAATATGAAAGTGTAAACGACTACACTAAATATGAGGAGTCGCTTTTTAACTCTAGTTGGAGAGTAAATAGTGGCTCTACAACAACAGCAAATTATGTGATTATATATACACCGAACAAGGAAGAAACCTTGAGGGTAGTCGGTGCATATAGAATTGAATTATTCGCTAACATTCCTAGTGATACTGTTGAGGGTGATTATATCGAAAGATTGTATCAAGCAGAAAATGCAAATGATATATTCACCACAGAAGTTACAGTTAAAAAAGGTCAAACCATTGGAATAGTCGGAAGATACGAAACTATCAATCCAGTTATTATTGAAAGAGTGATATACACTTTAGAAAATGATACCACCAATTTTATTACCAAGATAAGTGATACACAATATAGTATATCTGTTGGAAAGTATCGCATTAACTTTGAACAAAAGACTACTAGCGGATATACAAGGTGGAATGTGTTAGGGATTGATTATGAAAACACCAATTTAGTCACTAATTCTACTGATATTTTAGGGGTAATAAGAGAAAGTAATGGTACTTTTTTAGGTGGTGTTCACGGTAGAGAGCAATTAGACAGTATGGCTATTTTTGCAGATGGTGTTATGTTTAATGGTTTGTTAGGCGAAAGTGTTAGATTTAACAAATTAGACATTTTTCAAGAGTCAAAAATACATTCGTCTATAGATGATGTGGCTTGCCTTAAAAGATTTTTAAGAATTTCTTTTGAAAATAACACTATGACAGTGGAAAATAATTTTACTTGCATAGTTGAAAATGGTTTTGCCACAAGCCGTTGCACAAATGGGGGTATTTTTGGCTCGCCGAATGACATTGTGACAGCTATAGCATTAACAAATAAATTTTATGGTAATCCACCTATAGCCGATACTTCTATTAGTGAAGAAGTGCAAGCTACATTGTCCACATATTTTTATAATAGTGGTAATTCTATTACTATGGAGAACATCATAGGAAAAGAGCAAGACAGCTATAGTGGTTTATTTACTATCTATGGTAACGAAAATCCTATAAGAACAAAGATTTATTTTAATACCATAGAGGGTGAAAATAGAACGATTGCAAACAATGAAACTATATTTGGTAAATTCAAATATACTTTTAATTAGTCAACAATCGAAACAGTTTTAATAATTACAAAAGATAACCTTGCAAATGGCAAAGAAAGTGAGGTTATCAATGAAAGGTGTAAAATTCGGAAACTATCATTCACACAATGATTTTTCCTTGATTTTATCAGCAAAGACAATCGGAACACCATCACCAAAAACGGAAGAAATTGATATTCCGGGCGGTGATGGTGTTTTAGATTTGACAGAGTTTTTTGGTGAAGTGA